CTCTGCATCTAACGTCCCCGGTAATGCAGGTGGATTGCCCGGTGCGGGCGGCAGTGGCGCTGTAACATACATTGCCGGTAAGGCTAACGACGGCCAAGGCGGCGGTGGCGGCGGTGGCGGTGGATATTCGCGTGTTACCGCTGTCGTAGGCACGTCCCCAGCAGGTACGGTACTTACAATCACGGTTGGAGCAGGCGGAACTGGATCAGTTGCCAACAACACCGTTTCAAATGGCGGGGCTGGTGCTGCTGGCCGCATCGTAATTAAGACGGCATAAGGATGTGGCTATGTGGGTAGAAATTATTAACTTTCCAGAACTGAATCTGTATATGGAAATCACCCACAATGCGGAAGAATTGTGATGCGGGATTATTCACGGGAATATAAACTTTATCAAGTTGATGTGGTCTACATGGACCCAGACGAAACCTTTGTGTTTAAGGCATCGTCAAACATTCGCTGGATCTCAGGCTTTGTATTCCAAGGTAATTGCACCCGTGTCCAAGATGGTGTGACGCTTCCGCCATGGTCGGTTGGGTATCAGAACGACCCGCCTGAGAATAAACGTACTGGATCAACCTACACCGCTGGCCCTGAAGGCGTTTCATGGGTGTGTGTAGAGTGCATGCGGGATGCGGGAACCATTGAAGATTTTGAAACCGGGCACGTTAACGTGGATGGCGAATACACCCTACCTGCTGGCTGGGGCTTTGCCGTTGCCCAAGGTGAGGTAACCGCTGACGGAAAGACCGCCACGCAGGGCTTGTATTTTGCACCCCGGACAGCGGATGTTGCTGTTTCGGGGGCTGGGGACTTGATACTTTTGAGGAAGACGAATGGTTGACGATGAAATAAACTTACGGTTGACCACACATGAAGCAGTCTGCGCCGAACGCTGGCGGGAAACTATCATGCGTATCAAAAGGCTTGAAAACATAAGCTTAGGTGTCGCTGGCGCAATCATCATGCTGCTTGTCAGCATAATTATAAAGATGAACTGATGCCAGCCCTTGGACCTGTAAATTTTCTGACTGTACACTGCGCCGCAACGCCAGAGGGGCGTAATGTCACGCATGAGCAGATCACAGAGTGGGACAAAGCCAAGTTTGGCCAGACCAGCTACCATTGGGTCATTGAACTGGATGGGGCTATGCACCGGACGTTGCGCGACGATCAAAGGGGTGCGCATGTTGGCAAAGCCAACACCGGCAACATTGGCATATGCTACATTGGCGGTATGGACAAAGCCATGAAGTCCCCCAAGGACACGCGCACAGAAGCGCAAAAGAAAACGCTTCTTACGCTTATTCGGACATACAAGGAACGCTATCCCGGTATCGCAATTCGGGGCCATCGCGATTGGCCCGGTGTCGCCAAGGCATGCCCATCATTCGATGTAGCAGCGTGGCTTAAAGAGGTTGGAGAGTGATTAACTTACTTACCCCTGATGGACGCAGGGTAGCTGCGTTTGCGGCCCTTTTGGGTGGCTGTGGTATATTTACAGTCTTTGCAGCAATCGGCGTATATTTAGTAGCGGGAAACGCAACATACAGCTTCTACCTCGCCTTGGCTGCACATGCACAGATTATGCTTGGCCTGACTGCGTTTACTGCATTGTTTGTAAAAAGAAGCATTAAAGCTGGCAAAGATGGAATTGAGATAACTGATGTTAAATAGATTTTTTCCATACATAGTAGCAGGCGCTTTGATTATTGGCGCAGCATCCGGATACAAGGTCCGCGATTGGCAGTGCGATGCGGCGTATGCAAAGGCTCTGGCAAAAGCTGAAAAGTTGCGGGTCAAAAAACAGGAGATAGTTGATGATATTTCGCAAACCTATGAAACCCAACGAGATCAAGCCAATGGGGTGGCAACCGAAAGGACCTACACCATACGCGAAATATATAAAACGACTCCTGCCGTTTCTCCTGATTGTGCTGCTCCTGACGCTGTGCGCCGGTTGCTCGAAAGCAGTATCCGTGACGCCAATGCCGCTTCCTCCGGCAAACCTAGCATCGAATTGCCCGACTCTCCAAGACCCACCATTGGTGTTAATCGACCCTGAGCGGGCGCTTTGGGAAGCTGACATAATTTCGAAATATACAGATTGTAGCAGCAAGCATCGTTTAACGATTAAAGCGTGGAATGATGCTGTAAATGTAAAATGACGTTATCAGTATTGCCGGAAGGCAAATAGATGCCAGCAATTATACGCATAGACGCAAACTTGTACAGGTACTGCACTCCAAGACAGCGTGAGGTGCTTGAAGCTATTGAATTACATGGCGGCGCTAGGGCTGCATCAATTGCATTAGGTATCAACCAAGGCGCAGCAAGTGATGCCTACATTGCGGTCAAGAAAAAGGCAGCGATGCACGGGTATGCACCCGAAAATGACTTTACCCGGCCAGTGCCAAACGGATACGTTACCAAAGGCGTGTCAACCTACTACGACAGGGAAGGGAAGCCCACAGGCCAATGGGTCAAGGCATCGCTGACGCATGAGGCGCTCGTTGACGCCATGCGTGAGACTGTCGCTGGCTTCAAAGATCAGATAGAGCCAGCGGCTGCTATTGCTGCTCCAGAGGCTTGTGAAGAGCATCTGTGCAACCTGTACACTTTCACTGACTATCACCTTGGTATGCTGGCATGGCATCAGGAAGGCGGTGCTGATTGGTCTATAGCCATAGCAGAAAAAACTATCCTTGCTGCGCTGATACAGATGGTCAATCAAAGCCCAACTGCGCACACAGCAGTGCTTAATATCCAAGGTGACTTTCTGCACACAGACGGCAAGATGCCTCTCACCCCAGCCAGCAAGCACGTTCTGGATGCGGACAGCCGTTTCCCCAAAATACGCAGGGCAGCTATACGGATCATCCGTTCATTGATGGCAATCTGTTTGCAGCGCCATCAGGAAGTCTATTTGATTATAGCTGAAGGCAACCACGACGAAGAAAGCAGCGGCTGGTTGGCTGACCTGTTTGCAGTACATTACGAAGAAGAGCCCCGTGTCACTGTCAACGATAGTGTTCTTCCGTTCTATGTTTTTGAGTGGGGCAACACTATGTTGGGCGTACATCATGGCCACAAGGTCAAGAACGAATCACTACCGCTGCTGTTCGCCGCGCAGTTCCCGCAACAGTGGGGCAGGACTACGCGCAGGGAAATCCATTGCGGACATCGCCACCATCGCGATGAAAAGGAATACAACGGGGCCATAGTGGTGCAGCATCCGACACTGGCTGCGCGAGATGCTTATGCTGCTCGTGGTGGCTGGATTGCAGATCGTGCTGCATGGGCTATAACGTACCATAAAAATTATGGCGCTGTTGGCCGTGTAATGGTTACAACTGAAATGCTGGATACTATTAACTAACGGCCCGTTCCAAAAACCAAATCGCTTTACGCAAATCTTCATTCGCGTCTTTCTTGTAATTGGCGCGGCTGATGTATTTCAAGGCATTGCCTTTGCAATATCCGGAAAACTCTTCGCTGGTCAGCTTGGCCTGAATGTAGTCAATGGCTTCAATTCCACCCACCTTATAGTGCGGAGGTTCGTTCACCATGTCAGATTCGGGATAACCCACCCTGTGCATTGCGCCATCGCATGCTGAGCAAAGGCGCCCAAGGCTGATGCCGTGTTCGCACATATAATCTTTAAGTGATGTCATGACTGAAGAGCCTTTACCTTGCCAATGAACAGGGGATTGAGAGCAATCTTGCCAACGCTATAAAAATTACCCGCGCCCCTGACGGCTTCGTTGTCCTTGTAGATTTCATCGACAATGATAAAATCGGAATCGCTCATTGCGTCTGTCAATTCTTCCAAGCTTCTGGCTGGATGTTCACCAATGATCTGATGGACTGAATTACCGCTGCGCGATGGCATATTCATTGTTATCTGAAATCTCATAATGATACCTTCAAAAAGATGGGCGGGATATAGCACCCCGCCCACCCCCTTGTCCATTAGCCGAAATCGTCATCCGACGATGGTACGGCGGCAGGGGCTGAAACCTGTGTCGAGCCAGTCGAAGGAGGTAATGCAGGGGCTGTCGAAGCAGCTTGCACAGACGCAGGGGCAACGTCACCACCATTCTTAGGGCTGAATACAAGATCAGCAGGACGCTCAACCCAGCTTGTGATCTTAAAGACCGGAGCGTAGTTGGTTGTCTTTACGGCCTCACCCTTATCGTTACGGCCTTGCGTGACGATTGGGATTACGGTTTCAAGGGAAACAACAGGAAGCTTTCCTTCATTTTGCTTTACGCCAGCCAGATATTCGTTGTGGCATGTATCGAAAGCACCCAGCATGGCTTTAGCCGTAGACGCAATCTCGCGCACATCGCCGCCGCAATCCTTGCCCAGTTTTAGCATCATACGGATGCCCTGCTTAAAGTTAGGACCGGGCTTTTCAGGCATAGGTTGACCAATTGGCGCAACCCTAAATACAGGCGCTGAGCCAGCGGGGAAGTCAATGAAGCCAACCTCAATGTTTTCAAAGTCCATGACAGCTTTGAAAGTTTGGGTAATGTCTACAGGGTTATTAACCCCATCGACACGGTCAACGCGAGAAAACCGACCGGCTCGTGCGTCAAACTTAATGATGGGGATGATGTCGCCACCGGATGATTCGTAATTAAAACCAAATGCCATTTTACATTTTCCTTTTATAGCGCTGTTTAGCCAGCACCTTGCTTCCCCGCATTGTGCGGAAACTGGTTATATGCCCCAGATCTCAAACGCCTGCTGGCGCGAGACTGGGTCATTGAAATAGAAAGTGTCCGTATCTGGAACAATGAATGATGCCAATTCCATAGGATCGTCGCTAAGCGCTAAGAAGCGCTGTATGGCCATCCCGATCTTGCCCAAAGCCTCAACATGCTCACGAGCGTTTTCTAAAGCGTATGTGGCGTGTTTCTTGTTCGTTATGTATGTTACCCGCGCAGACAGATTATCACCCCTTGCAGCGCGATACAGAGCCACCTGACGGGCATGCGGCTGGCTGATCTTGCTGGGCAGTGCGTGGGTTGTCTTTAGGTCAGTCAGCATGCCATGCTGCTCCCATTCAAAGTCATAATAACCGATCATAGGCACAAGCAGGCCCTCAATATCAAGGCTGACACTGCCCTGAGCGGATGACGGTGTGCCGTAACCGCGCAATTCGCGCAGACCCATCTCGACCATGTCTGGAATCGCTTTGCGTTCCTTATCGACCTTGTCGCCGCTGACGAAAGACGCCAACGTGTTAAACTTGTCCAGTGCGATCTTGGTGCAGTCAACCAAAGGCGCGTCAAGGTTAAAAAGCCCGTGGGCAACGCCATCTTCCACAGCCGTACCGCGATAAGCAGCAGGGCCAACGGATGATGTTTTTTTGAGGCACTTGTTCATAACAAAGGTGGCAAGTGATGACGTGAACAGGTTGCATGTCGATGGTGACAGATGCTGAATATTATGCACTTCAAACGGATTGCTCATCATTCTTCCTCAATAGTGATACGATATGATTGACCATTGCGGTCAACGATCCGCAGCGATGAAACTGCCGATTGCAAGTCGTTTGTTACCTCCCGTGGCGCGGAAAGCAAGCCTTCAGGATCTGCAAAAGAAAACTGCTGTGCAATGCGGTAATAAATATATTCCTGCATTTTTGAATGCGTTTGCATAAGATCTCCATAAATAGATAATTAATTGATATGCAGGACAGTACGCCCGCAGAATAATTGCGTCAACCCACAAAATGATGTTGACATTGCGGGCAGTGCGCCCGTACCTAGACGGGCTATATGCAAATTCAATCAGTGGAGATTAATTATGAATAATGAGCAAGTGTATGAAATCATTAAAAGATCGCAGCGCGCATTTAAACGCGCAGATAAAATAGCAAAAGAAAAGCGTGAAATTGAAAATGAAATTAAAGCCCTGTGCCGTGAATATGGTGATGCTTGCAGGGTTTGGAATTGGCAGCCACATATGCTGCGTCAGGCAGTCGATGCCCGCATGGGTAAAAAGGCCGCTTGACATCGAAGGACGCCTCGCCCTAATTGGGGATGCCGATACCTATCGAGCAATTGGAGTTAAAATGAAGCAGACCAAAGAAGATTTCGCAATGGCGCGTGGTGCGCTGAACATGACAACCCCGCAATTGGCTAAGGCTTTGCGGATGGGGATAGGTTCAGATCGCACAATCAGGCGCTATGAAAGCGGAGAGTGTCCTGTGCCGGGACCAACGTCAGTTGCGCTTGAAGCTTTGCTGACAGGGTTCAGGCCGGAGGGTTTTGAAGAAAGTTAACAATCATTTTTAAGGAGCAATAAAATGTTAGAAGTTCAAGAAAATAAGTTAAAGCAAGCTATTGATATACTTGAGTTGCTTGGCTTAGAATTTAAGGTCATTAGGCCAGATGGCTTTGAGTATGGCAAACTTGAGGTTAAGCCACCAAAGCCCGCACCCAAAATTACAAAATTGCCTCAGTATCCCCGTGGCAAAGTGCGCAGTTTCTTTTTGCCATTTTTGGAAAATATGGATGCTGGGGATGCAAAGGTCATTGATTGCAAATCTTATGATTCCCGTGTCATTTCTCGCGACATTTCGTCGTATTCCGTCAATACCTTTGGTCCGGGTTCCATATCTTGCTACACGGATCGCGACCAAAATAAGGTCCAAATACTTGCCTTAAAACCACTAAAATGACTGTCATTTCGACCGACCACATAGAAACGGTCGAAGATTTGGTGACCGCGATGGCGAAGGCTATCAACCCTGCTGCCTTTTCAGATGGCGGTTCAAACAGGGAGATAGCCCTTTGCCGTTTCGCAGCCAGACGGGCTTTGGCGGTAGTTGCACCGGTAATGGTGCGTGAGGCTGCTGCGTTGGCCGGTGACCACAAAGAGATCGCTTTAAACATCATGCGATTAAACGAAATTTTTTAAGGTTAAGGAAATAATCATGACAGTCGTTATAGTGCCAATGGATGAACATGGGCTCATGGAAGCCGCCGATAAAGTCCAAAAGTTTGTGTTGCAGGTTACGCAAAATCCCGGTGATGGGCTTGGCATAATTGCCATGCTTATGACCAATTTTCTTGCGTCTGGCGTAGCTACTGGACTTTGTGGGGCAGATGTTGTTGACATAGTTTTGGATTCGATTCGCCAGAATGTCAACGACACCGTTGCCGCTATCTATGAAGGTATAGCAGCAGATGCTGCGACCGAAACAATTCAATAAAAGGAAATGAACATGAAAGATAAGTACGCTTACCCGACTATTTCAACGCTTGGCCCAAGGCCCGGAATGGAATTGCGCGATTGGTTTGCAGGCATGGCGTTAAATGGCATGTTGGCAGAATTTATGAGCGATCCTCACGTTGAGTCAAATTTGGACAGCAAACTTTACGCAAGATTTGCATATGAATATGCTGATGCAATGATGCATGAAAGGGAAGAACGCTAATGATCATCCTTGGCATCGATCCCGGCCTAAGTGGGGCGCTTGCGTTCTACGATACGGTCGAACAGTCTGTTGAGGTGATCGACATGCCGGTGTTGGAACTTGTCCGCAATGGAAAGAAGAAACGGGAGGTCAGCGCACAGTCGCTGGCCAACCACATTGCAGGCAGGAAGATCAACGGCGCTTTTTTGGAGCGCGTCAATGCCATGACTGGACAGGGCGTGACATCTGTCTTTAGCTTTGGTCGATCATTGGGGATTGTCGAAGGCATCCTTGCTGCATATGATATTCCGACAACGCTTGTAACGCCTCAGGCGTGGCAGAAGGCTGTCAATCAACGCGCAGGTAAAGACGGAAGCCGTGAAAGAGCAATGCAGCTTTTTCCTGCGCAGGTCGAACTATTCCAGCGCAAGAAGGACGATGGCCGGTCTGATGCTTCCCTTATAGCTTATTACGGAGCGAAAACGCTTTAATTACACATAGATCAGGGGCTGATAGTGGAAAATATTCAATTCGATTACGATTTTGCAGGTCCTGCTGATTATGCCAAAATGTACCGCCAGTTGGGCATTCAGGTCGTACCGGCCAAGATGCCTCGCGAAGATAAGGCATGGAAGCGTCCCGTCATCAAGTGGCGTGATTATGAAGATCACATTGCCGACGATGACACGTTCAACAATTGGTTTGGCGCAAGCGGTGAATTCCGCTCACGCCCCAACATGGGCATCATCACAGGCGATGCATCCGGCGGGACGTTTGTCTTGGACGTGGATATGCACAACCATCCAAAAGCTAAGGTGTGGTTGGATGACCTAATAGATGATCACAATCATGGCATGTCAATCAATGCGCCAACACAGCG